TGCCCTGCTGTCTGCCCTGCTGTCTGCCCTGCTGTCTGCCCTGCTGTCTGCCCTGCTGTCTGCCCTGCTGTCTGCCCTGCTGTCTGCCCTGCTGTCTGCCCTGCTGTCTGCCCTGCTGTCTGCCCTGCTGTCTGCCCTGATGTCTGCCCTGCTGTCTGCCCTGCTGTCTGCCCTGCTGTCTGCCCTGCTGTCTGCCCTGCTGTCTGCCCTGCTGTCTGCCCTGCTGTCTGCCCTGATAGTGTAGGCAGTCTTTTAGGTATATGTAGGCAGTTAAAAACAAGGGTACTGCCTACGCCTGCGCCCAGTGTTGGCGCGGTTTTGCGCAATTGTAGGCAGTGTAGGCAGTCATTTTACCGCCGCTCTTTTATATATATTATTATATACCTTATTATTATTATGGTATATTATATAATTTTTATCTTATAATAAATATACTACCCACAACTGACCACAACACTTCCAGCCCAGTACAGGCGCGGCTTCGCGCGTAGGCAGTCTATCACCCTTTAGACTGACTACAGTATGCCTACCAATACCCACAAAATCACCTTTTGTAATAAAAAGTGTTGCAATTAAATTTTATTGCTTTATAATGTTTTGCAAGCCGTCAATTTTGGCGACTGTTTACACTAACCACACTATAGAGAGAACGTCATGAACACACTAGCTATTTACACTGCACTACTCGCGCAAGGCTTACCTGCTACCGCGTTTGATAGCGATAAAAATACAATTACTTTTGACCGTGTAACAACAAGTGAAATCCTGGCAATTAGCAGCACGTTAAATGCAATGCTACACGCTAACGAAATATTATTAATTGATAGCTTAAAATTTAAAATCAGATTCCTTTAACATTAACGCGCGGTCGTGATTGACCGCGCTATTAGCTAACAATAGAGAGAGAGTGATAAAATGAAAATTTACGTCGGAACGTATAACAAGTATAACAATGGCAACATAGCGGGCGCGTGGCTAACATTATCAGATTATGACGATGCTCAGGACTTCCTCGCTGCATGCTATAAATTGCACAATGATGAGTCAGACCCTGAATTGATGTTTCAGGACTTTGATGACATTCACAAAAATTATCAAAGAGAATGTGTCGATTTAAACGCGCTGTATGAATACGTTATCGCCTGCAATGATAACATTAAAGATGTTATCGATGCAGGGCTTGATTGTGAAATACCGCTCGATTCAATCATGGTCGCGTATATAGGGCAATATGATAGTGATAGCGATTTTGCCTATGATATGGCCGACCAATGTGGCTACTTAACTTTAGAGGCTAACGCGTGGCCATATAATTGCATTGACTGGCATAAGGCTGCGCGCGAATTGATGTATGACAATGTAGAATCTAAGGGTCATTATTTTAATTGCCATTTTTAAGATTCCAGCGTGTAGCGCGTGACTAATGTCGCGCGTTATGCGGTGCGATTTTGCATCTAATAAAAATAAGGCTAAACAATGAAAAATATAATTTTTGCTGAAGTAGTAAAACAGGCATTAAAAGAACGCGCCGCCGGCTATCACGTCGCAAAATTCGAGAGTGATTGCGTAAAGATTAACACTGGTACGCTAAGTGTTGAATTATACAAGCATCACAATAAAAGCGCGGTTTTAGAATTAACTAAAATTAAGGCGTTCAAGTTAACTGATATTGATGCTGATTTAACTGTAAAAGGTAACGCGCTGCAGTTATCTGAACGCGAGTTTTTTCAAGGTGCTAAAGATGACAATAAAATTATAGGCATTCAGCATATACCAGCTAATTTTATTAATTCAAAATGGTTAAAAATGACGGGCGGACCAAAAGAAATACGATATTATTTAAAAGGCATGCACTTTAAACGTGAGAATAATAAATTGCACATTGTCGGCAGTGATGGACATCAGCTTGTTATGAATACCGCGATGGGAGAAACAGGTCCAGACTTCAGCGCGTTAATACCAAGTGAGGCGTTATTGATATTAAGTAAAATTAAAACGTCGTGTTTAATGACGGTAACAGAAAGTCACGCTAAATTTACGGGTGATGACTGGATTATTGAAACGCGCTTAATTGACCATCGTTATCCTGATTTCTCAAAAGTATTTCAAACTACAATTAATGGTGATATTGACGTTAACAGAAAATTGTTAATCCAGGCAATAAAGGACGTTACGCCTTTTTTACCACCCAAATTACAAGGCGTGATGCTAACCGTTACAGATAGAACATTAGATTTTAACCATCACGGCGATACGCTTGCGAGTGTACCCTTCATTAATTCAAGTGGCACAAAAACAAGCGAAGGTATCGACGTCGGCTATTTACTGAACGCGCTTGAATGCTATAAAGATGAAAACATTATGTTAAGTTTTCGAGATAGTTTAATTCAAATTAATCGTGATACGTTTCAAACTAGCATTGTTATGGGAATGAGATTATGAGAGCATATAGAATTTTATCAATCGACGCTTGGCGTGAGCGTGAAGGTTACACTTGGAATGCTTGGTATGACGCGGGCGACATTGACGCCGACGCAATACACTGGAACGCGCGCAAACTATTAAAGTATTTTCGCGATAACGGTTTTTTAACTGAACAAAGCGCGGGTAAATGCGCAATAGTGGACGACCAGTACAATATTGTCATTATAGAACGTTCAACGCGCCGCCCGCTATTCGCTATTGAGTACGGGGTAGACAATTAATGATAATACTATTTTTGATACTGGTAAAATTCGCAATACTTGCGATACTACTAGAAAGCTAAACAAAAGAACCCGCGATAGCAAGCGGGTTTTTTATTGCCTGAAACAATAGCAAGGCCTTAACAGGCCTTTTTTATTGCCTACCATTTAACGGCGTATAAAGCCCGTTACACTGCAATAGATAGTTTAGCAATACCATAGTATTGCCTAACATTCAATCAGCTTGCAGCAAGCCAATAAAGGCCATAAAAACACACTATTCAATGCCAGGCGCGCGCGTAAAATCACGCGTAAACGTGATGAAACGCGTATATATGAAGGATAGGAATTTCAAATTTGGTAGGGGCTAGGATTTCAAATCTAATGAACGCTCAATTTTTGCCACGAAACGATTTGCAAAATTTCGCCACGAAACCAAATGACAAAATTTTTTCTGAATTCTTAAAAATGATAGTTGCCGGTACTGACCTCCGGCTTGCAACATTGGTGCAGCATTAAAAATGCCTTCTGATTTACGAGCGTCCCCTTCAGTTGCTTACAGAATTCGCGTATCAGCCTACGCATTAACTATCAATAAAACGCCCGTTACTTCTTCCAAACAATTACACATCGATTTGCAATTGTCGGCTTTACCGAGGTTTCCCCGCTTACGCGCATTATACTATAACCACTAAGCGCTTAGAGTTATAGTAAGGACTCTGCTATCTTTCAAGGCGTTTTATTCATAGCTAAAAAATTCCCCAATTACCCGAGCCGATAATTGAGGAACACATGAACTAACAATTAGAGAGAATTGTTGCAACTAGTCTACTTAATCGCTACAACTTTTGCAACAGGTTTCTGCTCTGCTAAGTCACGAAGGCTAGATTTGCTCATGTGCGCAAACTCAGGTGCGCAGAAGACGTGCTTTTTAGTCTTAGACGAGCGCGAATTGCACATTCCCATATCAGCCCACCCAGCTTCTTCAAGTGCATGAAACAAAGCAGCAGGTGGAAATTGTTTACTGCCAAACGACATAGCGGCGCGTTCACAAATGGCTTGAAAGGGAGAGGCAATCACACCGGATGCAAACTCACCCACGCGAAGCGTAACCATGCTAAGAAGGGCCGACTCAACAGCCGACATACCATTCTGCACAAGTGACATTTTAAAGTCTGTCATAGGCGCAGGCGCAGCAGGGTTGAACGCCGACACGTCACGCAAAAACAGCCAGTTGGCAATAAGGTCATACCCACCGCCGTCATTAAACCATTTCCATATAGCGGTAGCTGATTGCGGAGGCAAGCGCTCCGCCGTACTCCAAGTGGCAAACCAACGACGGTCACCGCTTTCAAGTGACAACGGTACACGGTCATTAGAGAACGCAAGCACGGCAAGTCGATTTACGAGGTTGTATGGGGCAAGGCCTTTACGGTTAACGGATAGCATCTCAGGGGGCGCGGCGATAACAGGCTTAAGTTTGTTGGCAAGCATCCGACGGGCGGCGCTGTCGGCTTCTTTAAGCTCATTAATAACAATAACCTCTGCTTCTAAATGATAGCCCCACGCGGACTGAATGGTGTCAGTAGACATAAGCGAATAATTGCGCAAGTGAGGCCCACACACAGCGTAAATGAACGGCGCATACATCGTATCCTTACCAATACCTTGACCGCCGGCGTGAAGAATAGCGTGGTTAATCTTAACGCGCGGATTTTGCACTTTGAATGCCATGTAATCCCAAATGTGTTCCAGTTCACGCTCGTCAGGAACAAGCGATTTACAGTGGTCAAGCCATAAGGATATATCGCCACCCAAATTTCCGCCACGAGATGACTCTGGACGAGCGTCACGCCAGCGGTTGCCATACAACTCACCGTCACGCATAGCAATCACCGAGTCACCAGCGGCAAAGGTGATACCTGCCAGCACTCTAGCGCCCATCACCTGACGGTTCTCGTCAAAGCTCATGGCGGCTTCTATTTTGCGGTCGGAGTGAATACTTTTGCACGACACATGACGAAACACGGCGTTGAACGTCTGACGTGAGAATTCACGGCGATTCTGTAAATCGAAATAGGAATCGTCTGACATAACGTAAGCAAAGCGTTGATACCACTCCGCCTTCTCAAGCCGTGCGATTTCCTTCTGCTCGACTTCTGCAATGATAGCGGCGGCATCAGTGCTGAACATATCAGTGGGTTCGAGTTTGCCAATCGCTGTGTGCATGACCTCTGCCAATATTTCTTCACGAAGACCATGTGAGTGCTTAGGCCCGCCCATCTCAGCTACCCACGCGAGGTAAGCACGGCTATCCCACGAAGCGCAATGCCCATGAAAGCAACAGTAAGCGCGGTTAAGTGGGTGGTATCTGCCCATCAACTGACCATCAGTATGTTCAGCGTGGTTAGGGCAAACAACGCCCACCCAGCCCTCAGCGTTAGCGGACTCCATCACGTCACCACGCGAAGATAGCCACTCCAGCACGTCATCGTTGCCTGTGTCAATGATAGCAATCGGGCGCACTGTCGCCGTGTCAGCCGCAGACGGGTGAACGTTAAGCGCCGAGCAAATTTGGTCAAGCGTAAATTCACGCTCAGGGTGAAACTCCACGAGAATAGATTTGAACGCCGCACGGTCAGGCTTCAAATTCACTGACGCAGGAAGGCGAAAATTACGCACGGGATTAATCGCGCCACTGTCAGTATAGCCCGCGTCAGCGATTGCTTTAATAGCGGCGCTAAACTCACCCTTAGTGGGCATATCATCAAGCGCGAAAGTGTATCCCCACTGGTAATTCTGCGGTGAGGTTTCCATTATCCATGTCGGCTCGATAAGCGGACGCAAACTCTTGGTGCCAATGTCATCAAGCACGAGAAAAGCCACGTACTCGCAGTTGCCCGCACTCGCAGACGGTTTACCATCTTTAAAACGTGACGTGATAAACGACGCGGTATTGCCATACCACGCGCCTTTGCCGTCGTACTTTGCCGGTAGGTAAGCAGGCCATGCGAACTGCCCGTTATCTTTAGCTATTTGTTTGACTAGAAGGACGCTCTCACCCTCTGGTGCTACTCTCTCTAAATATTTAATAAAATTCATTTTCCGTATCTCTCTAACGTTGAAACACCAACGGCTAAAGGTAAGCCTTCTGCCCATGCAGGGGCGCTACACATCACCGTTTCCAAGTCTTGCGCGGCTGTCGCCGCGTCTTCTTTTTTCACTTCCAGCACAATTTCGTCGTGAACATGAAGCACGACAGTATGCCCGATTCGACGCAAAGCGTCACGAAGTAAATCATTTGCAATCGCCTGTGTAATATTCTCACAAGCGAGTCCAGCCCATAGCCTAGCTCGCGGCCATTCGACTGCATCAGCAGCGGGTTTCCACGCCGCCTTAGCGTAAGATACCGACCCGTCTTCAATATATGCCGACGGGTAGCATAGCACCCGACCAGACGGCAGGGCGTACCACAAATTCACACCATCAAACAGATACGTCACGCGCCCAGCGGTAAACTCACGTCCCTTATGGCGCATGGCGCACATATATGCTCGCTCAAGCTCACCCCAATACTGCACCGCCCAAGTGTTACTGCGACGCCACGCGTCAACGGTACGCTTAGCTTCAGCTTCAGGCAGTGAAATGCCGTAGGCTTTACCCATCGCGCCAAACGCGCCCGCGCCACCCATATAGCCGCACGACAGAATAGCGACTTTACCAATCTGACGTTGGTCAGGCGTTATCATATCCATCGGACGGTTAAAGATACCAGCAGCGGCGCGAACGTAAATGTCCTCGCCACTGCGAAACACGTTAAGCACATCCTCACTGCCATGCTGCAAACTCGCCCACGGCGTCACACGCGCTTCAATACCTGCCCAATCTGCTGCCACAAAAACATTACCGACGGCGGGCATCAACGCAGGGCGAAGCATACCCTTTAAAACGTCAGTCACGCGCTTGCCATGCACCGGAACAATATCTCGCCCTGCAACCATATCATCACGCACCCGCTGTGGCTCTTTAGCGCATTTACGCGTGAAGTTATGCACCTGCGCACCATAGGACGACGCTCGACCAGTCGCACTGCCACCATTAAACACAAACGCACCACGTACACGATGGTCTTCAAAATCTGCAAGAGAAAGCAGACGGCTAAACTTCGCCACAGACGACGCCCACAAGTCATCCGCGCATTGAATAACCTCCGCAACGTGCGGTGGTATTTGCTCAGGGTCGTCCATCAATAAAAGGTTAGCGCGAACGCTTTTGTCGATGGAATACTTCTCACCATTCCACATCAACGCCCGCGCAGATTCACCAACACGCTCAAGCACCCACTCACGCATCCTAGGTGAACGAACAGACTTAATTGCGCCATCAGTTAGCTCCACGACGCGAGATTGGATTTCCTCAAGCTCAACACTGGCGTAACGCATCGCGGCGCGACACAAGTCAACATCCACGAGAACACCCGCGTCATTAATGCGTTCGTTAACGTGATAATCTAGCAATTCACTATCTGTCAACTGACGTAACGACTGCGACACGGCTCGCATGGTTCTTACGTCTTGACGGCAATACTCGATAAGCTCAGGCAACAGTTTGGTGTTAAAAGGAGGAGTGCAGCACTGCTTGACCAGCATTTTGCCACGGTGGTCTTTGCGCATCTCGCTAGAGATAGCACGACCAACATCCTCAAGACTGCCCGGAAGGCAATTTGCCCGTGCTTGCACAGCGGTGCAGTAAAACTGCTCAAGCGTATAGTCTATCTGTAGAACGTACCAAAAGATTAGCCGCTCAAACGCGGCGTTATGCGCCCGTATCTGACCCGTGAAGTTGCGAACGTCATCAGGGAAAGGCATATCAGGCGTCCATGTTTGCACGTCACCGTTATCAAAGGCGTAGCACATACACAGCACGTCAGTGGTCAGGTCTTGCGCGTAATTGTAAACGCCGTGCTTAGGCAAATCACATTCGCTTCTTGTTTCAAAATCAATATAAAGTATAGGCATAAAAAAAGGCGGCCTTTTAGCCGCCCTTCTCCTTATCGGTTATGCGCGTCTGCGGCGGGTGGCAGGCGCGACATCTTCGATGACTTCTTGGGGTGTGTCTTCAGGTTCACCATCTAGGCTAATCCACTCCACGATGTCAAACATCGGCGTGTAGATACGCCCGTAGGCTTTGTGCTGATAGTGTTCTTTACCAAGAGATACAACAGCAACAGGTTTAGTTTGGTCTGTTTCTACCTGATTAGCGATATTGACTGCTAACGTTTGCACGGCGCGTTTACCGCCCACGCTGGTGACTGTGTAACGTACTTCTTCACCTTTGTCTTCACCGTCAATACATTTAAGCGAAAATCCAACTTGTGTTTCCCAACCGCGTTTAGCAGCGGCAGGCGCAGGTTCAACTTGTGGCAATGGCTCAGTCACGCTAACCATTTTCTCACCTAACACTTCACCTTCACCCCATGCAATAAAGCCATGCGTGAACGAAAAAGGATTAACTGCCCACACGCTATCATTATCCACTTCAGTTTCTGACGCGCCATATACCCAGTGACCTGTTCTGTCCATTTTAAGGATAGTCACGCCACCAGAAGTATTGGTGTCAGTTTGAATGTTACGAAGTGCATTAGAGATGCTGTTAACTGCTGGAAGGTTGGCGTTGCCAAATACAGATACGTTGTTCATTTTAGATTACCTTTAAAGTTTATTGAGGGCGTTTGTTAATTGTTGCCCGATTAATAAGACAGTAGGGCGCGGGTCAGATTCGTGCGCCATTGTACTGCCAGAAGATACCACTGCGACAACATCATCCGGCATGGGCAATTTCAGAGCCTTTAATTTCTTCTCTGCTTGCGCCGGCGAAACCAATTTGGAATCGTAGATGTCATCATTTGTCAGACCAAGAGCCAAAAGCGATTCGACTGCTTGCGCCTCATTAGTCCATTTTCTTGTCCCCCGCTTTGCAACAAGTTTGTAGTTAGGGACTGGTTTGCCCGCTTCAAGCATTTGAAACGCTAATGCTCTCAAATCGGAAATCCATTGTTCCAGAATCTCAGCTTGTTGTAAATAGTTTGCAATACATTCTGCATTTATATTATCTAGCGTTGCTTTCAGCGCTCTATCTACCTCACCTGTCATTAACGGACAAGTTGGTTTAGCCGCGCACCACTTGCAGTGTTTGCCACTGGCTAACGGTGCATCAGGTGTTTCAGACAAATCGATAGCTTTCTTAAGCGTTTTCTCAAACTCACGAATGCGTTTAGCGGTGGTTTTCCAGCGCTTAACAGACGGGGGTTGAACAATCACAAGTTCAATAGACGCCGCGCCATCAAACACCCATTCTAACCCTTTTGTACGCATAGCGGCGGCGGCGTAGAACATGAGCTGCTCATTTTCTTCTACTTCCACGCTAACGCCACTGCCAAACTTCCAATCTAGGATAACAGCGCGGTCGCCAAGTCTACCGATAAGGTCAACGCTACCAAACACGTCAGGCAAGAAATCGCCGTAGCTTACGTTAGCTTCAACGGTAAACTCCATCGATTTAGAAGGGTCAATTTCATCAAGCGCCGCCAGCGCCGGTTCAATCTTTTCTTTTGCCAACTCAGTTGTCATATCAATACCTGCATACGACAAACTGTAGATGTTAAAGTTATCCTCAGTGAGTAACTTTTCCATTGCAAGGTGGCAAAGCGTTCCTTCGTCAGCATACGATGGTGATGGTTTAGGTGGCATTTGTTGCACCAGCTTAACACTGGCAGGACACGCGATAACTCGTTTGGCGGTGCTACCGCCAGCAATACTTGAATGGCTCATTTACTGTTCTCCAAAAGTGTTTTAAATAATTTCTTACATGGTCTTTATCTATGTCATACCGCAGGTTTAATTCGTCCATCATCTTCACTCGTGACCCCCTGCCGTAGTAATAAAACTTTCCACATTTAGTTAGGGGCATCGTCTTTCAATCCTTTTAAATAATAATGAGCATCCATATACAAATCATTTTCTTCTGATAGCGGTCTACCCATTCCCCATGCAAATAAAACTTTTTCAAGGTGTTCAGCCAGTTTTTGAATAACGACATCTTGTTCACGCTTTAAATCATCCTTGGCTTTTGCATAGCCCCGCTGATACATCTCGCGTGCCGTTTGTGCTGGCTCACGTTTTTGTGGTGCTAGGTCTAGTTCAGCTTGTATATCCCAATAAAGGTCATAGTGGGTTTCTTTTAATTCGCGCAGTGTATCTCGCACTCTTTTTAACAACTCTCTTTCTTTACTCATAATTCACCTCTAATTGTTTAATGAGATTGCAGTATATCAAAAAAAGTTTGCAAAGAAAAGTTTGCAATGATAAAATTTAGCCATGTTAGAAAAAGACATTGAAAAATACTTAATAAAAGTCGTCAAAGAAATGGACGGCAAATCGTATAAGTTCACCTCCCCTGCTTGTCGGGGAGTGGCAGATAGAATCGTGTGTTTACCTAATGGCAGTACATGGTTTATTGAGCTTAAAACCGCAGGTGGCAAGCTGTCAGCACTGCAAAAAGTTTTTGCATCAGACATGGGCAAACTTAATCAAAAGTACGCTTGTCTTTGGAGCAAAGAAGACATTAACAACTGGAGAGAGAATAATGATTGAATTTTTACAATACCTTGATGAAAGCAATTTAGCATACCTTATTATGCTGTTTTGCTTCTTAATAATGGCGCGTTTACATTTGTCAGCGCTAACTGAAATTACACGTCTTCGTAAAATCATGAAACAGGTGATGAGATGAGCGCATCGTTAGTTTTAACACTATCGTTTTTAACGGTCGATACCAACATCGACAAGCGCGGCAAAACAACCACGCACGAAACGATTGCGTACACAACCAACACCATACCGTATGATTCGATGAAAGCGTGTACAAACGCGCGTGAAGAATGGGGTCTTGTCATTGGCGCGTATCAAATGAGTAAACGCCCCACACGGGTCATTATGGCTGTCTGTAACGACAGCGCTATGGGAGTAGTAGAATGACTGAAACAACGATAAAAAAATACTGTGAGCAATATAAAATCAGTCGCTCTGGCATGGATTACCATATTCGCCGGTCAGGGATATTTCCAATCGGCAGTAAACGATTCTCCGAAGCAGGCGCACCCTCATTCTTGTGGCGCGTTACCGATTTAGATGAAATCAAAGCGCTAATCAAAGGAAAGAAAAAATGAAAGATGAACTTTTATACATAGCCATTGGCGCGTTTCTAATCGGCGCTGTTGCGTCAACGTTAACAATTTACGCAACACACAGACACTACCATGAAATCATCAAAACAAATATTGGAGAGTTTATGTTACGAGACGGCAAAGTGTATGGCGTCTATGAAATGACGCGCGATGTGCAAGGTAATATGGTAGCAAAATGACCAAAGACGAATGCTTTAAAAGATTAGAAATGGCTCAAAAAAACAAGAAGGAGCTGAAGAAAATTAAACTTCAACTCCTCAAAGAAATCGAGCAATTAAAGTTAATGCTTCGCGCACTGGAGGAAGGGTAATGCAAATTGACGACATTGCAGCGCTAATGTTCTATATCGGGATACTATTTTTAACAGGAATTTGGCTATGTCATTAGTAAAACCCGTATCACCAGTGACGCCTGCGCCAACAGCGGTAGACTGTAAACATGACCACTGGCGCGTATATAATAGCCTTGGTTACCGCGAATGTGACCGCTGCAAAGAACGAAGACCCATTTTTAACGATATACGGCACCAAAGATGAACATTTCACAAATATTTATAGGGCTTAGCCCTTTTTTAAAAGACAGATTTACTAGCGAAGTATTTACGCTTGGGCTTATTAACGAGCTTAACGAGCAACGCTTTCGTGCTAGATGCCGGCGCTTGGTACGTCAGCACAACGGCGAAACGCGCAAGCTATACAAAGCACTAAATAACCTATCGATGAACGACAGAGTACGATTTTTTGACGTGGTAAGTGGAAATGAAAGATAAAGATTTAGAGATTATAAGAAGCGCGATACGATACAACAGTAACACCGGACACTTTTACAAAGGTGGTGCGAACACACCTGCCGCGCTTAGTTGGAAAAACAAAAATGCCACCATTAACGTCAAGAAAAGCGGTATGCACTCCTACTTTCTAGCGTGGAAGATTGCCGTGTTTTTAGCTTATGGATGGTATCCGAAGCATACTGACGCAGTAGAGTATTTAGACGGCAACCCGTGCAACCTAAGCATTAGCAACATCAAGGTTATTAAAGCAGGCGAAGATGAAATGACCATGATTGACTTTTGCGACGAAAACGATTTGCGCTACCCTAGCGTGTCAGCGCTCATGCGCGGAGAACCGTTTATTCGTCGAATAGAAAATGGATACTCTCGCGCGTATTTTCGTAAAAGTTTACTGGAAGCAAACTGCGCTAAATTGATGGCTAAAAAACAACGTGACGAAGAAACCAGAAGCAAGCCTAAACGCCCAATGGGTAGGCGTCGCAACGAGCATTTTATGGACTTTCTAAGAACGCACTATTTAGTGCCTAAACGTTGGGAGATGACGCTATGTTAAGAGGTGACAGTGTACATGAAAGCGATAGTGTAAACGCGCCAGCACATTATCAAGGCGACAAGATGCAGTGCATCGACGCGATGGAAGCAATGCTTACGCAAGATGAATTTCGTGGGTATCTGCGCGGTAATGTTTTTAAGTATCAATGGCGCTTTAGAGAAAAAGGTGGCGTTGAAGATTTACGCAAAGCAAGATGGTATTTAGACAGACTAATCAAATTGGAGAATTTCTAATGTATGCGTTTAAAAGTGGACCTGTTGACCAAGACTCAACCATTAAAGGCCTTCGTGGCGAAGATATGGAAAACTACATGAATTTGCTTAAATGGCTAGATTCTGTGCCGTTTATCCCCCTAAAGGTAAGCGACATTGTGCTGCCTTGGCGGGATAGATGAAACCAAAGCTCAAAACAATGAAGGGGGTATGGATATGCTATACCCCATGCTGCACCATTCCAATGATGGCAGACCACCCACAAACGGCGTATTTAAGATGGAAATTTATCAATGCTAAGACCCAATCAGATAGAAGCTGTTGCCTTTTTGAGCCAAATAGACAAGAGCATGATTCTCGCCCCAGTGGGGGCAGGCAAAACAGCGATAACGCTAACCGCCATGCAGCAGGCGCTCGACACGGGCAGAGTACGCCGGTTCTTAGTGATAGCGCCAAAGCGTGTTTGCACGGACGTGTGGACAATAGAGCCAGCAAAGTGGGCGCCAAATCTGACAGTATCTATCGCCGTTGGCTCTTACGCGCAGCGGTTGATAGCGTTCAACAAACCAACGCAGGTAGTGGTGACTAATTACGATACGCTGCAAACAACGCCTCCGCTAATAGGATTTGATGGTATTGTATTTGACGAGTTGACGGTGCTAAAGAACCCATCAGGCAAACGCTTTAAAGCGCTATTTGGGTTAATCAAAGACTTTAAAGTTAAGTGGGGGCTTACCGGCTCGTTTACCAGCAACGGACTTGAGGACGTGTTTGGGCAATGCAAGATAGTAGACGCGTCGCTTCTTGGAAAATCCAAGACCGCGTTTCTTCAAAAGTATTTTGTACTGCTCAATAAAGATTTTGGTGAGTGGGTAGCCAAGTCCACTTCACTGCGTGACGTGATGGCGGAAATTAAGCCTGCAACGTATCTTATCGACACGCAAGAGTATATGGATACTTTGCCTCCGCTTAACGTTGTGCCAGTCAAATGCGCGATGGACATGAAGCAGTACAAAGAGATGAAAAAAGACTTTGTGGTGTATTACGAAGAAAAAGAAATCATAGCGGTTAACGCCGCTGTGGTGGTGAACAAACTGCAACAAATGGCTAGCGGGTTTTCGTATATTGAAGGGCAACCCGCCGCATGGTTTTCGCGCCATAAGTTTGACCGACTAGACGAAATACTTGAGGAGAACCAACACGCCAATACGATTATTGTGTACAACTTTCAAGCAGAGCTTGAAGAACTTAAACGCCGATACCCTAATGCGCGGACAATTGACCAGCAAGGTGTTATCTCATCGTGGAACGCAGGGCGAGTAGAATTGCTACTCGTTCACCCTAAGTCAGCGGGGCATGGGCTTAACCTTCAATTTGGCGGCAGTAAAATGGTGTTCCTGTCGCTTCCTTGGTCACTTGATAGATATGAGCAGACCATTGGACGATTGCACCGCAGTGGACAAAAGAACGCCGTATATTGCTATGTACTGCTGACAGACAAAACCGTAGACGAGCGCATATTTGCAAGTCTACATGACAAACGCGCAATTTCAGATATTGCCTTAGAGGAATTAAAATGAACAACTTAACATGGCGCGACATCTTCTTTAATTTGAATACTTACACAGAAGGTGAATTACAGGTGATGATTGAGTCAGAGCGTCACGGTAAACGTAGACGCTCTATCTTAGTGCGATTGCATCAGCGCTATTGCATCCTTCGCGCAACTCGTGAACGTGATGATTTACTCGCTTAAAAACAACTCCGCTTCTGCATTTCTGCGTCGAGTAAGACCGGCTAATACTTTACCGCCAGCCTTGTTCCAGCGCAGAAACTGCGCCGCTATTTCAGACTTAGGTTCGTCGGCTTTTAGCATCTTAACAAGCGTTGACGAAACAAAGTTGCCCGTGCCAATGTTATAGCAAAAGCATACCAGCGCATCAAACTCGTTCTGCGTTAGCTCGACCTTAACCGCGTTTACAGCGTGTTCGTATGGGGCAAGCGTTTGCGCAAGCAAATGCAAAGCCGCTGCTTCGGTTGGTAGCGCCTGATTGACTTTCACAGGTGTTCCATCAGCGTAGCGAGTTGAACCTATGCCAATCGTCCACACGCCCGCAGGGCATTTATATGACAATAGCTTACAACCTTCAAATTCTTTAATTAGGGCTAACCCTTTTTCACCTATCTTCATTTCTTTTCCCGTAGCAATAGAATAGTGGTCAGTTTTTGCGTCAGCCTTATCATGTCATTATCCAGCACCCGCACTTGGTCGATTAGCTCAATTAGCGCGTCTGTGGCTTCTTGCAGGATAGGCTTTACGACGGTGGTTGCCCAAAGCCATACAAAATAGACAATATAACCCATACCGCCAGCAGCGATAATTGGGAATCCATACTGGTTAATATATTTAGCGATTGCATCGGCGTCCATTAATCTTTCCTCTCAACAGGAGGTGGTCTTGGTCTGTCTTTTTCTTGCGGTATGTTAAGCGCCGTTGACGCCAAATCATCAATTTTGGTGATGTCACATGACATAGCGGTAACGCGTTTATCAAGTTGCTTGATGATGCCTATTAGGCTTTTAATCTTCTCAAGCACACTATCGAGCAAGAATTTCTGCGTCAGGTAGACAAAATACATTCCGCCAGTCGCCGC